AGAGCGGCCCTTGCCTTTTTTGGAGCATACCAATGGCAAATGCTGATACCCCGGCAGGCGCACGGCCTGTCATGCACCGGAACGGCGCCCCTTACAACGGCGCCTTCCGCGTGTACGCCCACCCTTCCAGCGATGGCACTGCGCTGATGATCGGCGACTTCGTGAAGCTGGCCGGCACTGGCGAAACCGTCAACGGCCGCATCCTGCAAGACGTGATTCGCGCCGCAACTGGCGATGTGGTCGTCGGCGTCGTCGTCGGCGTCAAGCCGGACACGCAGGACAGCCTGCGCTACTGCGCCGCATCCACCCTGCGCGAAATCTACGTCGCCGACGACCCGGATCTGCTGTTCGAGATTCAGGAAGGCAGCTCGGGCACCGCCCTGACCGCCAACGACATCGGCCTGAACATCGATTTCGTCGTCGCTGCCGGCAGCACGGTTACCGCCCTGTCCGGAACGCAGTTGAACAACGCAACGGAAGCCACGACCAACACGCTGGACCTGCACCTTGTGCAACCGGTCCCGCGCGAAGACAACGCGATCGGCTATTCGTGCAAATGGCTGGTGACGATCAACCGTCACCAATATTCCAACCAAGTTGCGGGGGTCTAAATCATGCCTGGAACTATCACTACTGGCGCCCATCCCAAGGCGCTCTGGCCGGGCGTCTTCTCGATGTTCGGCATGTCCTACAACAACCGCGACGAATGGCGCGATCTGGTCACCGTCCAGACCTCCGACAAGCACCGCGAGGAGATGGTCCAGAACAACGGGTTCGGCCTGGCTGCCATCAAGGAGCAAGGCGGCTCGATCCCGTACGACTCCACGAGCCAGGGCGGCGTCGCCACGGCCCTGCACGTGGTGTATGCCCTTGGCTACATCATCACCCGCGAGGCCATCGAGGACAACCTCTACGAGAAGCTGGCAATGCAGCGCTCCAAGGCTCTGAAGCGTGCGATGGTCGAGACGAAGAACACCGTGGTGGCCAACTGGTTCAACCGCGGCTTCGACACGAACTACAACGTCGGCCCGGACAGCAAGCCGATGTTCTCGACCACGCACCTGTCGTCGTCGGGCAACCAGAGCAACACGCTGGCGACCGCCGCCGACCTGTCGGAGGCATCGCTGGAAGATCTGGTCATCCAGGCCAACGGCGCGACCGACGATCGAGGCAACAAGATCGCCCTGCAGGTGCGTTCGCTGCACATCCCGCGTCAGCTGGAATTTGAAGCGGCCCGCATCCTGAAGTCCGTTCAGCAGAACGACACCGCCAACAACGCAATCAATGCGCTGCGAGCGATGGGCACGTTCCCGGAAGGCTTCAAGGTCAACCACTTCTTCACCGACCCGGATGCATTCTTCATCCGTACCGACGTGGAAGACGGCCTGACGCTGTTCCAGCGCCGCGAACTGGAGTTCGCCAAGGATAACGACTTCAACACCCAAAACGCCCTCGCGGCCGCAACTGAGCGCTATTCGGTGCAGATCGGCGACTTCCGCGAGTGGTGGGGCAGCCCCGGCGCGTAAGCGACCCGGTAACGCCAGCAGTGCCGGCTCTGTCCGGCGAATGAAATGGACGGCTTCGGCCGTCCTTTCCTTTTTGGAGAAAAACATGCCTTACTCGAATTTCCCCGGTGGCTTTGCCCAAGGCCTGACCATCCGCAATCTGCCGCTCACCATGATCAACCCGGGCAAAGTGTTCTGGGTCTACAACGGCACTGCCCTGCAGCCTGGCCAACGTGGCGGCTCGGACGGCAACAAGGGCACCTACGATTCCCCCTTCTCGACGATCGCTGGCGCGCTGGCTCAATGCACGGCTGGCCGCGGCGACATCATCATGGTCAAGCCCGGCCATGCTGAAACCATCAACAGCGCTACCGTGCTGTCGCTGAACGTGTCGGACGTGGCTATCATCGGCCTCGGCACCGGCTCCAAGCGCCCTACCCTGACGTTCACCACGGCGAACACGGCGAACATCCCGGTGACAGCAGCGAACATCAGCATCAAGAACTTCCTGTTCGTGGCGAACTTCCTCGCGATCGCGTCGGTGTTCACCGCAACCGGGACCACGACGCCGACCGATTTCTCCGTCGAGAACTGCGAATTCCGTGACACCTCGTCGGTGCTGAACTTCGTGTCGATCGTGACCGGCAACGCCACTGCGAACAGCATGGACGGCCTGTCGTTCACCAGCAATCGCATTTCCAGCCTCGGCACCACGGCGGCGACGACGGCAATCAAGCTGAGCGCTGCGGCCGACCGCGTGACCATCACGGACAACTTCGGCAACTGGGCTGTCCTGAACGACACCGCTGCCATGCTGGCCGCTGGCGCGAACAACGTGACGAATCTGAACTTCGGCCGCAATCGCCTGAACCGTCCGAATACCAGCTCGACCGGTGGTTCGTTCATCAGCACGTCGGCAACCGCCTGGACCGGCCACGCATACGACAACTATATGTACCAGCTGGACAACTCGGCCGGTATCTGGATCCCGACCGGCACCGGTCTGGCCTTCAGCAACAACTACAGCCCGATCACTGGCGCCGCCGACAAGTCGGGCCTGATCAACCCGGCTGCTGTGTAACCGCCTGCCCGGGTATCAATCGGTATCCGGGCACTTCTTTAGGAGGCCATCATGGCAGACGCAACGACAAGCCAGCTTCTCGTGGACGCAGAGCGCAATGCGGTCATGAAGTTCACGAACATTTCCGACGGCACCGGCGAATCGGCAGTGCTGAAGGTCGACGTATCAACCCTTGCCGGCGCTCCCACGAGCGTGCGCATCGACCGTATCGACTACGACATCGCCGGCATGGCGGTGAACATCCTGTGGGATGCGGACACCGACGCGACGTGCATCGTACTGGCCGGGCATGGCACGCTTGACTTCTGCGACATCGGCGGCCTGCAAAACAACGCCGGCACCGGCAAGACGGGCGACATCCTGTTCACGACGATCGGCCACACGGCGAACGATACGTATTCGATCGTGCTGCACATGAAGAAGAACTGATCATGGCGGCCGATGAATTCATTCTTGGCGACAGCAACAGTATTTGCGATTGCTGCGGCTTCAAATTCAAGTCATCGCAGCTGCGCAAGCGCTGGGACGGTGCCATGGTCTGCAAAGCTGACTATGAACCAAGACACCCCCAGGACTTCGTGAAGGCTCGCCCCGAGCACAACCACGTCAAGAACGCCCGACCGGGCGCCGAGCCGTGGTTTGTCGAGGCCAATGAAATAACACCAGATCAGCTATGACCACGAGCGGAACCAACACGTTTTCCCTGTCGCGCGACGACATCATCAATTCGGCCGCGCTGGAAGTGGGCGACGTCGCCTTGGGCGATACCATGGACGACACCACGCTGTCCCTGTACAACCTGCGCCTGAACTCGTGGGTGAAGTCGCTGATGGCCGATGGCGCCAAACTGTGGGCCATGGAACTGGCGACACTGTTTCTGGTGCCAGAGCAGGCGCAATACGCGCTGGGCGGTAGCGCGCACTGCACGGCAAGTTACGTGCGCACGACGCTGTCCGCTGACGCCGCGGCGAGCGCAAGTACCGTGTCCCTGACCAGCTTCGCCGGCATGGCTGCAAACGACCACATCGGCATCCTGCTGGACGACGGTACGCTGTACTGGACCACGATCAGCGGCACGCCGGGCGCTACGACGACGCTTGCCGTTGCCCTGACTGGCGCGGCATCGGAAGGTGCGCAAGTTTTCACGTACACGACCGGGATCAGCCGGCCGCAACGCATCGACCCGGATAGCGCCTATTGGCGATCGACCGCGCTGCAGGACACGCCGGTAGCGATGATCTCGCGCACCGAGTATGCCCAGCTGGCCAGCAAGAGCACGAGCGGAAAGATCGTGCAGGCTTTCTACGATCCGCAACTCGGCGCCGGACAACTGTCTGTCTGGCCGACTCCGGACAGCGCCGCCGATGTCCTGTGCTTCTGGTATGAACGCCTGCTCGAAGACTTCAACATTGGCGAGAACACGCCCGACTTCGCGATCGAGTGGGGCGAGGCGCTGATTCTCGGGCTGGCGCACCGTATGGCACCGTCGGCCGGCCTGTCGCTGCCCGAGCGTCAGGATCTGGAGCGTCGCGCTCAAAATGCGCTGGACAAGGCCATGGGCTACGACAAAGAAGACGTGTCGACGTTCTTTCAGCCGGATATGCGATGAAGTTGGATTTGCTCGATGTGGCCGATCCATGGGTAGTGCAGGCGCCTTGGATGACGCCGCACGAGATCGTAGCAAACCTCGATGCACAAGTCGCAGCCGGTGTAGCCCAATTCTTCTGGTCGCTCGACGGCCAGACATGCTGGTTTGTACGGCACTGCACCAGCCGTGTAGCTGATGTTCACCTGTTCAGTCGATCACGCTTCATCGTCAAAAACTCGCGCGAGATTCAAGAGCGCGTATGGGGCACTACCGGCTACGCGAAGCTGGAGATGAGAACGCACGTTCGCGGCGTATGGGCGCTTGCGCGGCGCCTTGGTTGGCAGTTCGAGGGAACTCGGAAAGCATCGATTGAGCTACAGGATGGCTCGATCGTCGATGAACAACTTTACGGAATATTGCGATGAGTGGATCACTCGGAACGATTATTGGGGGCACTGCGGGCTTTATGATTGGCGGGCCTGCTGGCGCTGCAATCGGCGCAAGCATTGGGAGTGGCGTAGACAGTAACAGGGCTGCTGGTAAGGCGGCAGACGCGCAAGTTCAAGCATCCAACAATGCTACAGAGGAACAGCGGCGCGAATATGACTTGACACGCGCTGATCAACTAGGCCTTTTGAATAAGCAGCGCGAAGATCAGGCGCCGTGGCTTTCTGCTGGCAAAGGCGCGCTGGCTCAACTGGCTTCGGGGACTGGCGTCGGTGGAACCCTGATCAAGCCATTCGGTCTGGCCGATTTTCAGGCTGACCCCGGCTACCAATTCCGCCTCAGCCAGGGTACGCAGGGCATTCAGCGTGCTGCATCAGCGCGCGGCGGCCTGTATTCGGGCGCGACCCTGAAGGCGCTTGCGCGTTTCAACCAGAACACCGCATCGGACGAGTACGGCAACGCATACAACCGATACAACACGGACCAGTCGAACCAGTTCAACCGGTTGGCATCGATTGCAGGCCTCGGCCAGACCGCGACAAATCAGGTTGGACAGGCCGGTCAAAGCGCTTACGGAACGATTGCGAACGCAGGTATGAACGCATCGAACAACATCGGGCAGAACATGATCGGCGCCGGCAATGCGCGTGCATCCGGTTATGTCGGCGGAGCGAATGCCATCAACAATGGGATTAGCCAAGGGTTGAACCTTTACCAGAATCAGAACCTGTTGAGTCAACTGTCTGGCGGCGGCACAAGCAAGTTGTTTTCTGGCGAAAGCTATGGCGGTCTTCGTGACCTCATGAACTTCAACGGCTTCAGCTCCTGATCAAGGAAATAACATGCCCATCGATCCAAATATCGCCCTGAGCGTGAAGCCAGTCCAATTGGCCAATCCGCTTGAGCAGTACATGCAGGTGCAGCAGATCCAGCAAGCGCAGAATCAGAGCCGTCTTGCGGACCTGATGTATGGTGAAAAGCAGAGGCAGATCGCACGCGGGAACAACCTGCTGAATCTCATGAAAGGCCTGCCGCAAGACGCAACCGACGATCAGCGCATGAACACCTTGCGTGGGAACGGCTATTTTGACGAGGCTGACAAGCTCGACACGTCGATCCAGAACCGGACCAAGACGAAGGCCGAGGCCCAAAAGAATCAGGCAGAGGCTATGGGCAAATATCTCGATGCGACGAAGCAGGTTGCCGGCCGCGTTATGGCCATGCCGACGCAAGAGAACGCCAATGCCGCCTTGAACAGCATGGAGATGCTGGGCAAGCAGTTGGGCTTCGACGTCAGCGGGGATATCGCCAATGAGCGGCAGGCACTTGCCAACCTGAAGACTCCGGAGGAGATCAAGCAGTGGGCGGCGGCGCATTCCATGCAAGCGGATAAGATGCTTCCGAAGATCGACACACGCAACATGGGCGGCACGACCGATACGATCAGCATTGATCCAGTGACGGGCAAAGTTGTGGTCATGAACAGCGTGCGGAACACGCAGAGCCCGGACAACGCGGCCATAGTGGCGGCAACGCGCCGCGGCCAGGATCTGACTGACGCGCGCGCACGCGAACTGAACCAGCAGGGCCAGTATGATTCGGACCGTGGGATGCTGGTCAACAAGCGTACTGGTGTCGCCGTCCCTGTGGTCGATGCCAAAGGAAACCCGCTCCAGGGCGGCAAGCCGATGACCGAGTTTCAGGGGAAATCGGCGGCCTTCTCCGACCGGGCACAAGAAGCTGATGCGATCCTCGGGAAACTGACCGGGCAATATAGTCCGGCAGCGATCAATGCGAAGCAGAGTGTTCAGGAATGGCCGATCATCGGCGGCGCGACCGGAGCAATCACCAACAAGTTTGCCCTGAGCGAGGCCGATCAGCGAGCCGAACAGGCCCAGCGCAATTTCGTCAATGCCATCCTGCGTCAGGAATCCGGCGCTGTTATCAGCCCGAGCGAGTTCGAGAACGCGAAGCAGCAGTATTTCCCGCAGCCTGGCGATACCCCGGCACTGATCGCGCAGAAAGCAGCGAACCGGAAAACGGCTATCGCCGGCCTGTCGCGTAGTGCGGGCCCGAGTTACACCCCGCCAGCCGCTGGTGATAGTGGCGTCCCGGACGATATCGCAGATCTGCTCAAGAAACACGGAGGCAAGTAATGCCAACCCGCGAAGAGCTGTACACCGCCCTGCGTAACGCCGATAAAGCCGGCGACACTGAGGGTGCGCGCAAGCTCGCCAACTACATCCAGTCGATGCCGGCCGATGCGCCTGCAGCGCCGCCGGCGCCACAAACTAGTGTGCTCGACAGCGTCAAGCAAGGCGCCATCAACCTTGCGTCCGGCGCAGTCCGCGGCGCGGGCTCGATCGGGGCCACGCTGATGTGGCCGATCGACAAAGCCACGGACATGATCATGGG